GATTATCGTATTGAAAGAGGACGTTCTCCTAATGTTTTGAAGTTTTATGTTAATGACCAAGAACAAGACATGGATGATCTTAGCCAAGGTGATAGTAGAAAGACCCAAGAATCTATACGTGATTTGCTAAACATGAGTCACGACATGTTTAAGCATGTTGTAGCACTAAACACCTATTCTGAACCATTCTTGAGTATGAAGCAGAATGATCAACGTGCTATTATTGAGCAACTGTTAGGTATTACTATACTATCTGAAAAAGCAGAAACACTTAAAGAACAGATGCGTCTTACTCGTGAAGCAATAACAGAAGAAAATGCAAAAATACAAGGTATACAAAATGCAAACGAAAAAATTCAGGACACTATTGAAAGTCTACGCAATACGCAACGAGCTTGGTTAAGCAAGCAACAACAAGATGTAGACAGACTACAGAAAAATATTGACGAATTAGAGCATTTAGACATTGATGAAGAGCTTGAAAAGCATGAAAAATTACAAAGTTGGACAGAACTAAACAATGCAATTACGGCTCTTAATAAAGAAAAAAGCACACTTGACTCAGCACTGCTACGTGCTACTAAGTCAGTAGAAAAAGCAGAAAAAGACATCGCAAATTTAGAAGATGCTACCTGTTATACCTGCGGACAAGCACTGCATGATGATAAAAAAGCAGAACTTGAAGAAAGAAAAGCAAAAGAACTTGCAGATGCGCAGGCATACTATAAAGAAGTTGCAGACAAACTTAAAGATGTTGTAGATGGTCTTGAAGAAATAGGTGACATAAACGGACGTCCTGACACATTTTATGAAACTGCCAAAGAAGCATATGAACATCGCAACAATGTTGACAGTTTGAAGCAGAGTTTAGAAAACAAACGTGCTGAACAAGATCCATATGATGCACAGATCAAAGAATTACAACAAACTGCTATTCAAGAAATAGACTGGACACCTGTAAACGATCTCAATGATTTTAAAGAGCATCAAGAATTTCTCTACAAACTGCTAACAAACAAAGATTCGTTTATTCGTAAAAAGATTATTGAACAGAATTTAGCATATTTAAACAATCGTCTTACATATTATATTGTAAAACTTGGACTGCCACATCAAGTGGTGTTCCAAAATGATCTTGCTGTTGAAATTACACAGTTAGGTCAAGACTTGGACTTTGATAACTTGTCAAGAGGTGAGCGCAATAGACTAATACTAGGACTAAGTTTTGCATTCCGAGATGTTTGGGAAAGTTTGTATCAAAATATTAACTTACTATTCATTGACGAATTAATTGATTCAGGTATGGACACAGCAGGCGTTGAAAATTCGCTGAGCATACTTAAGAAAATGGGCAGAGAACGACACAAAAATGTATTCTTGATTTCACACAAGGATGAACTTGTAGGCCGCGTTAATCATGTGCTCAAGGTTGTAAAAGAAAACGGTTATACAAGTTATGCAAACGACATTGAAATTGTCGAGTAAGGAAAAAAGTGATTGATTTTATAATTTTTGGAATAATAGACAACGCAGTAATGATACTAGGTGCTATGACTGGCCTTAGTGTTGAAAAATATCTGCCTAAGCCGTTTCAACAAGGTATAGGAACTGTTATAGGTGCTGGTATAGGAAACGCTGTAAGCGATTTTATGGGCGGAGCAGGTACTGCTAGTTGGGATCTTGCATTTGGTACAGCATTTGGTTGTATTATTGGACTAGTGTTTATTCCAATTTTTCAAATGGCTAAAAAACTATACAATGGCAGAAATTAAAGACGACATACATGACCAATTGACCAAGGCATACATGGAGTACTTCAAAGAAAATGAAAAATTTGAAGCACGAAACAGTGTGCGTACACATGCAGCCGCTCGTAGATGGTTGCGTGAGATACGCAGATTGGCAAAATTACGCAGTATAGAAATACACGAAAAGCACAAAACCAAAAAAGACCAAGGCACTGAATAGGCACGGGTAAGTATCCATATGCAATGGACTTATCAAGGAAAACAAGTTGAAGAAATTCCGCAAGGAGTTGAAGGCTTTGTTTACTTGATAACCAATACTACCAATAATCGCAAATACATAGGCAAAAAACTAGCCAAATTCAAAACTACCAAGCCACCACTCAAAGGCAAGAAAAACAAAAGACGCGGAACTAAAGAATCAGACTGGAGAGACTATTGGGGATCTTCAGATCATTTGATAGCAGACGTCAAGCGATTAGGCCCAGACAAGTTTACTAGAGAAATACTTCACTATTGTCCCAGCAGAGGCGTACTAAGCTATTTAGAGGCAAAGGAACAATTCGACCGAAGAGTTTTAGAGACAGATGAGTATTACAACGGAATTATTAATGTGCGGGTCGGAAGTTCCAAAGTATTAAAAGAATATTTACAGGCAAACAAGAACGCTGTTTGATCGAGGTTGCTCGATCCTCCAAGATTCTGCGTGAAAGATCGCCGATGGGTGTGGAGAAGTTCAACAGGCTGTATGCTACAAAAACTCCTTGCAAAGGAACGAAGCGGGAGGTAGCGAAGCGATCCGCAGCGCGGTAAAACGGTTGCGCAGATTTTCTTCGTGATGTCGACGTAGGTTGGGAAAGGTCAGAGCCCAGTAGCAGAGTCAAACACCTACTTCCGGTCTCGGCTGTGACGAACTCACATGAAGTTTTCGAGATGATGGAACCGCTGTGTAGGTTCCGTCTGACTGAAACAATCTACATGAAGCATTAGTGCTTCGCACTTAATCATATCAAATAATAAAGTGTTGAGCGCAAGCGAAACACAAATGAGCTTTAGCTCATTTCTTATTATCTATATACAACATCCATACTAACACTAGGGTTAACAAAACAAAATAAACTATTGGCTCGCACATCTGATCACTATTTAGTGCAAATCTGGATCTCTTCCAAAGCCTGGTTTAACTGTAGAATGTTGTGTTTCTATTATTTCGTACTCTGCATGTGGATTTTGTAATTGCAACATCTGTAAGGTCTCGTTGGCTTGACTTACATCAAGCAGTTTGTCAACAACAACTTCACGTGTTCTTGCATCAATGATATGCCAATGAGTATACATATTATATGTGTCCTGCCCAATGACTACAATCATCATGTGGATCATCTATTTCACTATCCATAGTAGATTATTTACTATCTTTGTCACTGTGATAAATAATATTACTTAATGATTGGACTGTATCAATGAAAGTATATCAAATAACCGAAGCTAATCCTATCCAGTTAGATTTGCCTTTGCCTGGCGGCTCTGGCAAAGCCCCTCAGGTTTCTATTAAAAAAGTCGGCAATCTTTTCAACATATTTCATCCTGATGGCACAGTTATCGGAACAGTGAACAATAGAGCTGAAGCAGCATTTGCTAAAACAAAACTAAATTATGCAGTAAACAAACATGGCATAGACTCCAAACAGTTTAATAGTGCAATCAAGCAACTAAGCGGGTTTGGAAGTCCTATTGGTATGAAAACAGGAGAACCTAAAGGAAAAATAGGTAAGGCTAAAGGAAAAATAGGTAAAGTGCTAGACAAAATTCCAGGCGGCAGCAAAGTAGCAGGTATAGGATCTAAAATGCTAGCCATTGCGGCAAGAACAATAGTAGGAAAAATAGTTTTTACAATACTTGCAGTTGACGATATTCTTGATGACGCTGATGGTTGGGCTAATGCATATATGGCAAATGGCTGTAAAGTAAACAAACAAACTGATGCATACGAAGTAAAAATCAAAGACACTATTACTGAAAATATATTATTTTATGCAACCGGTGTGGTTGGTGCGGCCACCGGTGTAATTGGTAGATTAGCTATGCTTTTAGCACTTTTACCTATAGCAGGTTGGATAGCAACTGCCCTAGCTTGGGTAGGATCAGCAGTGTTAGCAAGTATAGTAGCAAAACTACTGTCAAAAACATCTGTTGCAGAATGGATAGCTGACAAGTTCATAGGCACTATGTTTGGTCCTGAAACACTAAAAATGATTAGTTTTCCTGAATGTCCAAACGAAAGCCTGCAAGAAGATTGGGAAAGAGGAATACTTGAAGACATTGCACAACTACAAGAAAAAAGAACAGCTACTTCCAATGCTCTTGCTAAAAAAGCAGCCGCAGAAATTAAAGATACATTCCTATCAGATCCAGAACTAATGAAAGTGTTAAAAGCCACTAAGAAAGCTGTAGACGCTGGAGAAATTGATAAACTTCCTAAGGGTGGTAAACAAGCTGCCCAAGCAATTAAAGCAAAGGCATCTTAGTATCTTTAACTACATCAATATTTTCTTTGATAATTCTATTTAGAATTTCTTTGTCATCGTTAGTAATAGTATACATTAAATCATTGTATGAAAAACTACCACGCATGTACCAACCTATTTTGTAAGCATCGTATTTGATTTGTTTGATTTCGTTTTCTAGAGTTTTGTCTAGCTCAATAATTTCAGATTCCTCGAGCGACTGGATCCTTGACCGAAAAAACTTGAAAAGTCCACATTGATTTTGCTCTTGTATTCGTGGGCGCATTCTTCCCCGCCACACTGTAAATCAAATGACGGTAAAGTCCATCCATCTGAAATTTCTTTAATTTTTGCTTGTAGTTCTTTATAAAACACTGCATCATTATTGGCTATAAAATCTAATATCGCAGATCTATCAGCTTCGCTGTCTGTTCCGTCTGTGATACTATCAATATATGATACAGCTAGTCTTAGTGTGACATTTGTCATTTTTGTCAGCACTTCTTGAAGCATTTTGTCTTTTTCTTCCTGCTTCATATCACTACTGTTGATCTGCATGACTTGTCTTTCAAGCATGTATTGTTCTTTTTGAAATTCTGTAGTAGTTTTATATTTGATAGGAGCAATTTTTACAGTTAATTCTCCCATTTCTATTTGTCCTGTAATTTTATGATCGGAAAAACTTTCAAGCAGTTTGCCAAGACTTACTGTACTTTGATTGGTTTCGTTGCATTTTGGACAATTTGTTTCTATAGGTAGATCATCACCGTAGGTTGCTATTCGTAATGCTAACAAGATATAGTCCATATCATATCCAACTAGTGCCCACGGATTTAAAATTGCAGGTATGCAACTTTGAATTACTCTTACTGTTGCTTCACCTGAAAATAAAGCATCGGGTGTTTTTAATATTATTTCATCCATAGCAGTCATACCATAGACAGCTAAGTTTGTGGCTTGCATATCTTGTAGGACTGTATTGTCATAAAACTGACCGCCACTCGGTAAATCAATAAAGATTTTCGGCTGTCTTTTGTGTTTTTCTAATAATTTTGACATCTTAATCCTTGCATAAATAGTTATATACAATATTTATGACCGCAAAAAACACGGTTTAAGGAATCTGAATGGCATTAGAAAGAGAAGATCGCGAAGCAATAGTAGAAGCTATCCAAGCAGGATTTAAGTCTGTTGGTAATGCACAAACTACAGGCGGCGGCGGTAGTACGGGCGGCGGAGGCGGCGGCGGTAGTTCTACAGTGTACAAAACTGCAAACGATGCAGTAGATGGTTTCGGAAAAGTTTTAGCACAAGGCGGCAACAGTATTACTACATTTTCTAAAGAAATAGCTGATATTTTACCAAGTTTCGCCGGAACAATAGCAGGTGTAGGTACTAGTATTGCTGGATACCTAGAAGATACACAAGGTGCATTTCAAGGACTTAGCAAAGTTGGTATTGGCCTAAACGGAAATCTAGGTGATTTAAGAGTACAAGCAGCAAAAACAAGAATGCCACTAGATCAATTTGCAGGAATAGTATCCGCAAATTCACAAGCTCTTGTTGGTTTAGGAGGTAATGCTACTGACGGTGCTAAACGTTTTGCAGAACTTTCTGATGTAATGTTCCGTGACGGAGCCATTGATGGTTTTATGAATCTAGGTTATAGTCTAGAAGAATCAAATGAATTTATCTTAAAAAATACACAGCTACTTAGACGTCAAGCTCTACAAACAGGAATGAGCGATCAAGAACAAATCAAAGCTGCATCCGAACTTGCAAAAAACATGACTGTGGTTGCCAAACTAACTGGTAAAGATGCAAAACAAATGCAAGATGAAATGATGGCTAAACAGCGTGACGGTGCAACACAGGCAAGTTTGCGTTTAATGGAAATGGACGGAGTTTCAAATGCTACACAAACATTTGGCGAAGTACAAAACATTTTATCATCTGGATCAAAAACACTACAGAATTTATTTTCAGATCAAGTACAAGCAAACGCTCCTCTTACAGAAGCAACTCAAAACTATGCAGCTGTAAACCAAGAAGCAGCAGCACTAGCACAACAGGCTAGAGATGCTATGGCACGTGGTGATAAAGAACGTGCAATGGAATTAGCTAAACAGGCAGTAGCAGCTGAACAAGAATTTGCTAGTAGTAGGCAAGGTTTACAAATTGCTAGGTTTGCACAAATAAATGAAGTTGCACAAGCACAAGCAAATGTTCTTGAAGAAACAGGTGACTTGATTGATGCTACAAAAGCAGTAATTGATAAGATTAAAAAAAATACAGGCGTAGAACTTTCAATGAGAGAAGCCTTTGTGCAAAATCTAGAAACTATAAACACCAACATGGAAACGCAGATGTCCGGAAATCAACAAGGACAAGATGCGTTAAATGCAGTCAACAAAGCACAGGTTGGTTTATCAAATACAGTATCAGACGCAAACCAAAAGATAGGTGAACAAATACAAACAAACAGTGTTTTGCTAGAAGGATTTTCACAAGTCGAAGGAGAAATAGGAAAAAAAGCCAAAGAAGCAATGGGTACTATAATTGATGGACTAAACAATCTAGTGCCTGGTACTACTCTTTCTGAAAATATTCCATTGATACAAATGTTTGCAACAGAATTAGAAGCAGCAGGCAAAGATGTTGACGCTATTGTAGCCAATTTAAAAACATTAACTGATGCAACTGCAACACAAGAAGAAAAAAATCTAGCAAGAGATAAATTGCTTGCCGCTGAAGTAATAAACACATCAGGACAAATAACAGCAGCCTTTGCAAAAGAACTACAAAATATCAGAGAGGATAATCAAGTCACCCAATCTCAAGCAGGAAATAACGATGAAGGAAGTTCTCTTTCATTAATAGGACGTATGTGGAATAGTATCAGCAGTTGGTTTGGTGATGACGAAAACAGCAACATGAGCGGATCTGGCGGATTTAAAGATTTTGGCCAAGGATCTGCACAGCTATTACACGACCTAGAAGCTATTGTTCCTGCTAAATCTCCAGAGGGACAACTGTTAGGAATGGCCAATAGTGGAGCATTAAGCAATCTATTAGCTGATCTAAGCGGTGGAAAGTTTGATCCTACACAGCTTGCCAACGAAATGGCAACAACAGGTGTACCTATGTCAGAAGCTGCACAAACAACTATGGCTATGGCAAATACAAGCAAAACCGGTGCAACTAGTGAAGATTCTCTTGACAACCTGAACCAAAGTGTGCTACAATTAGTAGAAATAAATAAAAGAACGCTTGAAACTGCAAATAGACAACTGAAAGCAACCAAAGGTCTTGATGGAAATCTAATGCAAAGCGTAGGAATTTAAAATGAGTTGGAAAAAATACTTTACTCCGGTAGACGGAGGAGACAATACAGCAGGTAGCTACTCTCCTATATCGGGTAAGACAGCAAGCACCAGACCAGGTCCTGCAAGGACAAACTACAACAGCTATCTACCAGATGTATATACAGGAACACCTAATCGTATTGATCGTTATGGTCAGTACAATACTATGGATCTTGACAGTGAAGTAAATGCAGCTCTTGATATACTTGCAGAATTTTGTACACAAAAGAATCGAAAAAACGAAACACACTTTGATTTTAAATTTTACAAAGATGCAACTAATTCTGAAGTACAAATACTTTCACAATATCTAAAACAATGGTACAAACTAAACAACTTTGAAAATAGAATGTTTCGTATATTCCGTAATGTTTTCAAATACGGAGATGGATTCTTTCTAAGAGATCCAGAAACAAAAAAACTATTTCATGTTGATCCTGGTAAAGTGCAAAGAATTATTGTTAATGAGTCAGAAGGCAAAATTCCTGAACAGTACGTAATTAAAGATGTTCAGTTTAATTTTAAAGACATGGTAGCTACAAAGCCATTACAGACCAACGGTAATATTACAGGCGGAGGCAGTGGATATTACGAAGGCGGCGTTCGTGGCATGGTAGGAAATTATCCAAGTCCAAGTGGATCACGTTTTACTATTGAAGACGGTGAAGTAAGTGTTGATGCAAAACACATGGTGCATCTAAGTTTGTCAGAAGGATTAGATAACAATTATCCTTTTGGTAATTCATTACTAGAAACAATCTTTAAAGTATACAAACAAAAAGAATTATTAGAAGATGCAATTATTATCTATCGTGTGCAAAGAGCACCTGAACGCAGAGTGTTTTATGTTGATGTAGGTAATATGCCAAGTCACCTTGCTATGCAGTTTGTGGAACGTGTAAAAACAGAAATACATCAAAGGCGTATTCCATCAAAAACAGGTGGAGGCACAAATGTAATTGATTCAGCATACAATCCTCTGTCAACAAACGAAGACTACTTCTTCCCACAAACAGCAGAAGGTAGAGGATCAAAAGTTGAAACACTACCTGGAGGTACTAATCTTGGAGAGATTGATGATCTAAGATACTTTACTAATAAACTTGTTCGTGGTCTCCGTATACCAAGTTCATACTTACCTACTGGCGCAGACGATAGTCAAGCAAGCTATAATGATGGCAGGGTTGGCACAGCATTTATTCAAGAATTAAGATTTAACACATATTGTATACGTCTACAAAATTTACTTGTGGAAGAATTTGATCAAGAATTTAAAAAATACTTACTAGAAAAAGGTGTTAATATTGATACTGGCATGTTTGATATTAAATTTGAACCACCACAAAACTTTGCAGCATATAGACAAACAGAATTAGATAATCAACGTATTAGTAGTTTTGCACAAGTACAGGCTATACCATTTATTTCTAACCGTTTTGCATTAAAACGGTTCTTAGGATTAAGTGAAGAAGACCTAGCTGAAAATGAACGTATGTGGAGAGAAGAAAATGATGAAACACTTACACCACCTCCAGGTGATCAAGCAGGAGAAATGCGTAGTGTAGGAATTTCTAGTGCAGGGATTAGTGCAGACATTGCAGGAGCAGAAGATCAAGCCAGCGTTGAAGGTGAAGGTGAAGATGCTGGAGCAGGAGATTCACCAGAATCTGCAGCAGGTGATGCGGCCGCGGCAGAAGCACCAGCAGGTGACGAAGGTGGCGAAGGAACAATATAGGTAAATAATACTATGATACTGAGAGAACTTTTTTATTATGATAAAGAAACACTTGAACCTGTTGAAGACAACAGATATGATCCTCAGTATGACCAATCGGTAGTAGAACTAGACGACACACGCAAAACAAGACTTACTCTCGCCCAGATAAATCGTGCAAGAAAAGCAAGCGAATTACATACAGAAGAAAAAGCAAAAGAAATAGATTTTATAAGACAAATGTATGGTATTGCAGCGCAAGCACAGGCTGGCGGAGTATGATAATTGGCCAAAATAGATAAAAGACAATATTCTAAAGAGCAGTGGCACGAAATCCGTGAACAACGCAAAGCTGAAAAAGAACAAAGACGTATTAAAAAACGTCAAGATATAGTAGTTCCCGAAGCACCAAAACAAAAAAATAATCATCATATAGCATTTGTAATAGGCAATGGTACAAGCAGATCGCCTATAGATATAGAACGATTATCTCCTGTAGGTAAAATATATGGATGTAATGCAATGTACAGGTCATTTGCACCAGATTATCTAGTCGCTGTTGATGCAAAAATGGTCCTAGAAATTGCAAAAACAGGATATCAAAAGAAACATCAACTTTGGACAAACCCAAACAGAGCATACAATAGAATTCCAAACTTAAATTTATTCAATCCTTCAAAAGGATGGAGCTCAGGACCAACTGCATTGTGGTTAGCTAGTCAACATCAATACGAAATAATATATATTTTAGGATTTGACTACAAGGGTTTAGAGAAAGGCTCTAAATTTAACAATCTTTTTGCTGATACTCCTAACTATAAAAAAAGTACCGATGGTGCAACATTCTTCGGCAATTGGCTAAGGCAAACAGCTAGTGTATTGAAACAACATAGTCATATACAATATGTAAGAGTTATACAGCCAGATAACTACAAGCCCGAGGAACTAAATAAGTTTGATAATTTTAAAACTATTTCAGTTGATGATTTCATGAAAATCTTCCAACTTTTGCCCAGATCGAGTGAAAATGGCTCGTTTTGAGCCTATTTCTATACGCTTTTTTCCCTAAAATGTAAATACTAATGACAGCCTTACCATAGGTATAACATTTATAGGAGATAAAAATGGCAAAATCAAATAAATTTGAAGAGATGCTAGAGCATCTCGTAAATAATGACCGCGCAAAAGCGGAAGAATTATTCCACGAAATTGTAGTAGAAAAGTCAAGAGACATCTACGAAAATCTACTTGCTGACGATGTAGAAGACAAAGAAGTAGAAGAAAAAGCAAAAGATGAAGACAAAGACGTTGAAGAAGCATCAAAAGATGAAGACAAAGACGTTGAAGAAGCAGCTAAGGACGAAGAAAAAGACGACGAAGATGACAAAGACGTTAAAGAAGACTTTGACTTAGACGAATTTGAAGTTGAAGGCGATGACGACATGGGCGGAGACATGGACATGGACATGGATGCACCAATGGGCGGAGACGCTGAAGATGACATGGCAATGGACATGGGCGACGGCGAAGGCGAAGGCGACGACGATGCTCCAGCTACACAAGGCGATATTAAAGATTTAGAAGCTGAGTTAGAAGATCTTAAAGCAGAATTCGAAGAAATCATCAAAGACAAAGAAGATGGTGGAGAAGAAAGCGAAGACGACGAAGCTGAAATGGATATGGGCGACGAAGAAGGTGAAGAAGAAGCACCTGAAGAAGAAGCAGTCGCTTATGAAGCTTCAGACGAAGAAGTAGACGAAGCAGATGACGAAGAAACTGACGAAGCTACTGAAAAGTCTGCAGGCGAGCAGATGCGCGAATATGTTGAAAAAGTGACAGCAAAAATGGGCGATAACGGTGACAACACTAAATCTCCAGTAGCTGGCAAAAATGACATGGGCGGCACAAGCTCAAACTTGGTACAAGGCGGTGACGGCGGAAGCGGCGGCACAAAAGGTGGTCTTGCAGCTCCAACTACAAAGGAAGATAATGCAGGTAATGTAAATGTTCCTGGTGGTAAAGCAAGCAAGTCTATGACGTCTATGCCAAAAGGCCACGGCGCTGAGAAAAAAGGCGCAGGCGATGCGGCTCCCGATAAAAAATCAATGATCGGAAGCTAAGGACTTGAAGATGGGCAATTACTTACGAGAGCACCTGACATTCGACCAAGCTCAAATGGTGGTTGAGAATGCCAATGAAGGCAAAGATCTTTTTATGAAAGGTATTTGTATTCAAGGGGGTGTACGCAATGCGAACCAACGTGTATATCCTGTAAATGAAATTGGCAGGGCTGTCAAAACTCTCAATGATCAAGTAAGCGGAGG